TCATCTTCTAATGAAACATACGGAAGATCTCCAGCAATGAATGCTTTGCCTGATGTTAAGATGTTAAACACAATGTCTAAGACAACTATTAAAGCAGCTCAAAAACAAATAGATCCTCCTTTAATGGTTCCCGATGATGGGTTTGTCTTACCAGTAAGAACTGTACCAGGTGGATTAAACTATTACAGATCTGGCACTAGAGACAGAATAGAGCCAATGAATATTGGATCTAACAATCCATTAGGATTACAAATGGAAGAGCAAAGAAGAAAAGCTATTAGAGAAAATTTCTTTGTCGATCAATTAATGACAGTTCAGGGACAAAACATGACAGCAACAGAAGTCATGCAAAGAACTGAAGAGAAGATGAGATTACTTGGTCCAGTATTAGGTAGATTACAATCTGAATTATTACAGCCATTAATAACTAGATGTTTTAATTTATTATTAAAAAATGGAAAACTTCCACAAATTCCTGAGCAGATTGGAGATCAAGATATAGAAATAGAATATGTATCTCCATTAGCTAAAGCACAAAAAACTCAAGAGCTTTCATCAATCATGAGAGGTATAGAAATTTTTGGATCACTCCAAAATGTTGCACCAGTATTTGATTACCTAGATATAGATGGTCTAGTCGATCACGTTAAAGAGGTATTAGGATTACCAGCTAAGGTAATGCGATCCGCTGCAGAAGTACAACAAATCCAGCAAAATAAACAACAACAACAAATTGAGCAAGCGCAAATGCAGCAAGCTCAACAAGTTGCTGAAAGCGCTGGAAAAATTGCACCAGCTCTGAAAGCGGGAATGCTAAATGAATGAAAAAGATCTTAAACAATTAGTTATAGACTACAAACAAGTTTTTACATCTGAAAGCGGAGAGAAAGTGCTTGAGGATTTAAAAAAAAGATGCAGCTATCATACAACTACTCACATCAAAGGTGATAGTCATGAAAGCGCATACTTAGAAGGAGCAAGATCAGTGGTCTTGTTTATTAATAATATGCTTAACAAAAAGGAGAAATAATCATGTCAAGCGAAAATCAAGGGGAAGTAATACAAGAAGAAAAAACTGTATTATCCGGAGATCCTAAAACAGAAACAACTCCGACAAACACAGATTGGAAAGCAAGTCTTTCTGATGAAATAAGAGCTGACAAGTCTTTAGAAAATATCAACGATATTGAAAGTCTTGCAAAAAGTTATGTTCATGCTCAAAAATTAGTAGGTGCTGATAAAATTCCAGTTCCTAATAAATTTGCTACAGAAAAAGATTGGGATGCAGTTTATCAAAAACTAGGCAGACCCGAAACTGCAGATGGTTATAAATATAATCTTCCTGAAGATCAAAAGATAGACCAGGAGGCGTTAAAAGGTTTTTCTACTCAAGCACATAAACTAGGTTTATTACCTGGACAAGCTGAAGGAGTTGTTAAATTTTATAATGAAATGAAAGCTAATGAGTTAGCTACAGCTGAAAGTACAGCTGTTGCTGCAAGAGAAAAAGCAATGACTGAATTAAAAACAGAGTATGGTCAAGCTTACGATCAAAAAACTCAGAAAGCTTTTAACTTAGTTCAACAACATTTTCCAAAAGGTATTATGAGTATGAACCTGGAAGATGGAACTAAAATTGGAGACAATCCAGCAGTTATAAAAGCTTTTGTTAATTTAGCCGAAAAGATGGGTGAAGATAATATAGTTCAAGCATCGGGACCAAACTATATGACACCTAAAGAATTAAACAAATCAATAGCATCAATAACGGGAGATAGTAAAAGTGCTTATTGGGATAAAAACCATCCTAATCATGCAGCTGCCGTTGATGAAGTTACTGAGCTGTTTAGACAAAAACATCAAGAGGCTTAACAGAATTTAGCTTTACAGAATTAATATTTTTTTGTAGAGCTGAAATATATTTGGATAATCGAAAGACCCAAGTTGCCACCAGGAACAGAATGGGATCCAGGAGATCTAAAATCGAGGTGCGACCCGTAAGGATAATCAACCGATAAAACATAAACAACAACTAACAAAGAAAGGGAAGACAATTATGTCAACTCAAATAACTACAGCATTTGTAGAGCAATACTCTTCAAATGTTTCGATGTTAGCTCAACAAATGGGATCAAGACTTAGATCTGCTGTTGATGTTGAAACTGTTAGAGGAAAACACGCATTCTTCGATCAAATCGGAGTAACTGCGGCTCAAGTTCGTTCTACTCGACATGGTGCAACACCTCAGATCAATACTCCTCACTCTAGAAGAAGAGTGGGACTTGCAGACTATGAATGGGCTGACTTAGTGGATGACTTAGATAAAGTTAGAATGTTAGTAGATCCAACAAGCTCGTATGCGAAAGCAGCTGCGGCAGCAATGAATAGATCAATTGATGATGTTATTATTGCAGCTATAGGCGGTCAAGCTCAAACGGGTGTGTCTGGTGGAACTAACCAACTTTTACCAAGTGCGTCTAAATTCGCAACATCTGCTCAATCAGATGGTATGACTATTGCTAAACTACTTGCAGCTAAGCATTTCTTAGATGCTGGCGATGTAGATCCTAGCTTAAAAAGATATATCGTTTGTGGAGCAAAACAAATCCAAGACTTACTTGGCACAACTTCAGTAACTTCTGCTGACTTTAATACAGTTAAAGCATTAGCGGCTGGACAAGTCGATAGTTTCTTAGGGTTCCAATTCATAATGTCTAACAGACTAGCGTTAGCTAACACAGACGACAGACTATGTTACGCTTTCACTGAAGACGCTGTTAAACTTGCAATTGGCGCAGATGTTAAGGCTAAAATCTCTGAAAGAGACGACAAGTCTTACGCAACTCAAGTGTACTATTCTATGGCTCTTGGAGCAGTAAGAATGGAAGAAGAAAAGGTATTCGAAATACCTTGTGATGAATAATAATCACTAAGAAATTCTAGGCGGGGAAAGCGAGAGTGGAACTCGCCTAGAGTGCTAATCAAAATTATAAAAAGGAATTATGGCTTATAAAAAAAATTCATTAGTAAGAAATATAAATAGAAGAAAAAAAGCTGGAACTTCAAGATCAAAAAGTAAAAGTACAGTTTCTACAAAAAGCTATAGAGCAATGAAAAGAGGTTGGAAATAATGGCTAGTGTAGTTCAAATGTGTAATTCAGCATTAAATCAATTAGGTGCAGCATCTATAACTGCGCTTACTGATAATTCAAAAAATGCAAGATTATGCAACGAAAGATTTAACACTGTAAGGGATGCAGTATTTAGAAGTCATCCTTGGAACTCATTAATTAAAAGATTGCAATTAGCTCAAGATGCTACAACCCCAGCTTACGGATTTAGTTATCAATTCACTTTACCAAGTGATTGCGTAAGAGTTTTAGGAATAAATGCTTACAATTCAGATCACAAAGTAGAAGGTAGAAAAATCCTTTGCAACGAGGCATCAATTAAAGTTATTTATGTTTCTCAAGTTACAGATCCAAACGAAATGGATGTTTTATTAAGAGAAACAATATCAGCTGGTTTAGCTGCAGATCTTGCTTATGCTATTACTGCAAATTTACAAGTTTCAAAATTAATGCAAGAAAAATATCAATATAAATTATCTGAGGCTAGACATACAGACGCTAGCGAAGGATATAATGTTGATCCGGAAAACGGACAAGTCGATCAAATCTTAACCGAAGATTTTATAAACAGTAGATACTAAATATGGGAAAACAATTATTAAGTATTCCCAGCTTTACGGCTGGGGAAATGAGTAGCTCTATGCAAGGCAGAACTGATTTTGCCAAATACTTTTCTTCAGCGTCTCGTATTGAAAACTTTGTTGTATTACCTCATGGACCAGTAACTAGAAGACCAGGAACTTATTTTGTATCAGAAGTTAAAACAAGCTCAGCTAAAACAAGATTAATACCATTTACATTTTCTACAACTCAAACTTATATTTTAGAATTTGGTAATCAGTACATAAGATTTTATAAAGATGATGGTCAAATAACTTCTGGTGGATCTGCTTACGAAATTTCTACACCTTATACTACAGCTCAGCTATATGATTTAAAATTCGCACAATCAGCTGACGTCATGTATATAACTCACGAAAGCCATGCAGTAAGAAAATTATCTAGAACTGGTCATACTGCCTGGACACTTTCAGAAGTTGAATTTACTGATGGACCCTACTTAGATAGTAACACGACAACTGTTACAATGACGCCATCCGGCACAACTGGATCTATAACAATTACAGCAGCAGCTCCTACCTTTGTTTCATCAGATGTAAATAGATTAATTAACTTTAATAGTGGTAACGCTAAAATTACTGGATTTACTTCTTCTACTGTAGTTAGTGCAACTACTCAAAAAGATTTTGCAAACACTAATGCTATAACAGATTGGAAACTTGGTGCTTTCTCAGCAACTACGGGTTATCCTAGCTGCGTATCTTTCTTTGAACAAAGATTAGTTTTTGCCGGTACTACACAGCAACCACAAACAATGTTTTTTTCTAAATCAGGTGATTACGAAAACATGACTTCAGGAACTAACGATGATGACGCAATGATTTATACAATTGCATCTAATCAAGTTAATGCCATTAAATCTTTAAAAGCTACTCGAACTTTAATTTGTATGACAACGGGTGGTGAATATGCAGTAAGCTCAGGCGCAGCTCAAGATGCTATAACACCAACTAATATAAATATTAGAAAACAATCTAATTATGGTTCCGCTGGTGTTGATGCTTTATCAATTGGAAACGCTACAATATTTTTACAAAGAGCTAAAAGAAAAATTAGAGAGCTAGCTTACAATTTTGATACAGATGGTTATACAGCTCCGGATCTAACTATTCTTGCAGATCACATTTCTGAAAGTGGATTAATAGATATGAGCTATCAGCAAGAGCCTTATTCAATTGTTTGGTGCGTAAGAGACGATGGTATTATGGCTGGTTTAACTTACAACAGATTAGAAAATGTTGTTGCCTGGCATAGACATATATTCGGTGGTAAATCTGATACGGGCAAAACTATTAAACAACAAAAAATTTCTTTTACAGCAAATGCAACAACTGTCTCAACAGCAAACAATACAATAACTTTATCTAGTCATGGTTTAGCTACGGGAGATCAAGTTTATTATTATGCTGCATCTAATGTTGTTGGAGGCTTAAGTAATTCAAAAGTTTATTATGTCATTTCTGTTGATGCTAATACAATTAAATTAGCTGTATCATCTTCAAATGCTAGTGCGGGAACTGCAATAAGTTTAACCTCAGCTCCAGGCACAAACACTGCTCAATTTATTTATCAAGGTGTAAATATAAATAATAATATTTTATTTGTATCTAATCATGGTTTTAAAACTGGAAATCATATTTATTATGATAATGCTGGAACAGCTATCTCAGGCTTAGCAGAAAATACTAAATATTTTGTAGAAAAAATAGATGATAATCAAATACAATTATATTCTGATGAAGATAGAGGAACTGTTGTAAATTTAACTTCAGCTCATTCCTCAGAACAAACAGATAAAATTTTAACTCATGCAAAAGTAGAAACTGTTGCTTGTATAGATGGTGATACAAATGAAGATCAAGTTTGGATTATTATACAAAGATATATTAATGGAGCTACAAAAAGATACGTTGAATATTTAAAACCTTTTGAATTTAACGAGGATCTTACAGCATTTCATTATTTAGATAGCGGTTTAACTTATACCGGTGGAGAAACTAGCAGCTTATCAGGTCTAACTCATTTAGAAGGTGAAGTTGTTGATGTTATAGGCGAGGGATCTGTTCAAAATTCTAAAACAGTTTCATCTGCAGCTATTACTTTAGACACAGCTGTTGAAGAGGCATCTGTAGGATTATTATATTCATCTGATTTACAAACAATGAGATTAGACGAAGGTTACACAGAAACTACTCAAACAAAAACAGTTAGAGTTTTTGATTTATCAGTTAGATTTCAAAATACTGTTGGAGCTAGTGTTGGACCATCCAACGACAACTTAACTGCAATTGATTTTAGAGATAGTGGAGCAAGTATGGATTTACCGGTTCCATTATTTACCGGAGATAAATCAATTGAATTTGATGCTGGACACGGAACTGAAGGTTTAATTTATGTCAAACAACCTCAAGCTCTACCCATGACAATATTAGGAATATATCCAAGATTGGAGACAGAAAATGTCTGATGTAATTATTGTTCCATTTGAAAATAAACACGCTGAAGAAATTTTAGCATCCGGTCTAAATAGTGAGGCTTTAGAATTAAGACCCGAACATAAAAAATATGCTTATTATTTAAAAGAAGTTGGTATGTCGTTCACGGGTTTAGTCAATAACAAACCGATAGCGGCTGGAGGGGTCTTTCCCCTTTGGGATGGCGTTGCCGAGGGGTGGGTCTTGGCTACAAAAGATATTTTTAACTATCCAATATTCTGCGCAAAGCATATAAAGAAACGTACAGAAATAATTATAAAAACAAATCACATTAAAAGATTACAAACAAGTGTCAAAGCAGATTGCGAGATTGCTCTTCGATTTGCTGGTTGGCTTGGATTAAAACCTGAAGGATTAATGAAAGGCTATGGACCGGATGGATCAGACTTTATGAGATATGCGAGGATTATAAAATGAGTTTTTTCGGAGATATATTTGCTGGTAAATCCCAAAATGCAGCGATGCAGTATAACGCTAAGATACAAGAACGTAATGCTGCAATGAAGGATCAAGAGGCTAAACAAATTATGTCGGTGCATAATAATTATAGCCTTCCAAAATTTGACAAAACAGTTGAAGAGATCCAGGGAAAAACAAGAGTAGCTTATTTATCAAGCGGTGTAGATTTTAGCGGTTCAGTTATAGAGGCTCTATATCAACAAGAATTAGAGTTACAAACGGATAGAGATATAATGGATTACAATGCTGAGAATGCTAGGGACACAGCAGAAAACGAGGCAATCCAATTAAGAGCTGATGCAGATCTTTCAAAATGGAGAGGTAAAGTTGCTAAGAAAGCATCTTACTATGCAGCGGGTCAAAGCTTATTAGATTTAGGATTTCAAGTACAAGGAGCAAGAACTTAATGGCAATAAAATTATACAAATCACAATTAGAACCAACAAGTAAAACTTCTAATGTTGCTGACAGAAGGCAAATCAGCATGAATGAGGCTGGATCTATTGGTAGAGCTTTTAAAGGAATGATGAAATCAGGTGAAAACCTTTATGTAAAACACCTGGATATTAAATCTGATAATGAACTTTTAGAAAAATCTAAAGAAGTTATGAATGGCACTGAAACTAAAACTGGTTTAAGTGAAACTATTTTAAAAGCTAAAGAAATGAAAGATCCTGATGCAGCTGTAAAAAGTTATAATGATGCTTGGAAGACTTGGTTAGATACAGAAAAAAATAATGTTTCTTGGATGGCTAAAAAGAAACTTACTAACTGGATGAACAAACAACAATTAAAAGATACTAACTCTATAAAAGTTTCAGCTACAACAAACATGATAAATGGTTTGAGAGTTAATATTACAGATCAAGCAAACACTTTAGCTAAGACTATTGTTTATGGATCAACTGAATTTGAAAAAGAGACAGCTAAAAAAGAATTAGAAACTTTATTAGGTAGCAAAAAAACTTCAGATGTTATGGGTGCTAAAATAGATGTACTTAAAAAATCAGTTGAAAGAGATATAGCTTTTTACGGCTATAAAAATGTTGCAGTAGGAGATTATGCTAAAGCTTTAGAGCTAGCTAAAAAAGATGATAGATTAGAAATAGAAGATATTGAAAAATTAAAAACACATTTTAAAACTTCAAGAGCAACTAATAATAAATTAAACAAAGATACAGTTGCTAAGATGGAAACTGCCATGACTAATGGCATCACATATAATCAGGAAGAATATAATTTAGCAATGGCTACAGCTATTGAAAATAACGATCAAGCTACAATTATAAAATTAAAAGATTTACAAACCGAGGCTGGTTATTATGTTCAGCTTTCAACAATGTCAACTTCAGATATTGAAAACAGAATTAATATTTTAAACGAATATAAAAATAAAAAAGTTTCTGAAGGAACTGGAATGGAAAATAAATACGCTATAAATTTAGCAACAAGTAAAAAATTTTTAGCTAAATTAGAAAGCGATTTAAATAAAGATCAATTAAAAACTGGAAGTGATAGAGGCATACAACAAATTGAAGAAATAGGTTTTAACGAAATGTTAATGAGTGGTAATGTTGAAGAATTTGCTAATGCTGTTAATGCTAGAATTGCTAAAGCAGAAACGATTGCTGCCTTTTACACTAGACCACCGGTTTATTTTACTGAAACAGAATTAAAATCTATTCAAACAACCTTTGCTAATGTTCAAAATACTTCCCAAATTATTCAGTTAACTTCAGCGCTAGTAAATGCTTTTGGAGATAAAAGCGATACAGCTTTTAAACAAATTTCAAAAAGCAATACTGTATTAGCTCATCTTGGCGGACTTGTTATAATGAACGACAAAACTGCCGGAGAAAATGCAGAGTTGCTTGCTGAAGGTTTTATGATTTCACAAAACGAACAATTAAAAAACATTTATCAAGTTCCAACTTCTGATGTTGGTCTTTTAACTAAAGTAAGAAAATACTCTAAAATATTTGGATCTAACACAGAGACTTTTAATAATACTGTAGAGGCAGCTAATTATATTTATATGGCTACTTTAAAAAGAGACGGAAAGACTAAAAAGAATTTTAATAAAGACGATTGGGAAAAAGCATTTTTACAAGCATCCGGACAAATTAGAATTAAAAATAAATTTTTAGGAATGGATTATTTGTCTATGGATGACAAAATGGGTGGTTACGATAAAGATACTCGAGGCAACGATGTTCATATTCCAAGCTGGCTACCCACTGGTTCTTTTAGCAAAGTTGTTGAAAGAATAAAAGCAGATGAAAATTTATGGCTTAAATCCTCTAATGGAAAAAATGCAGTTATAGCTGATGGTGCTAATAGAGGTAATGAAATTACTTTAGCAGAAATTTTTAAAGAAGGTGATCCTTATTTTGTAAGTATAGGAAATGGCAAATATAGAATTGCTACGGGTGAAGATCCTACTAGCGATGGAGATCCTGAGTATTTAATGAACTCAGATGGTAATTATTTTGTAATTAATATTAATAAAATTAGAGACGAAATTATAACTGGAATAAATTAATGAGTATATTTTTTGATGAAGATAACGCAAAAGTTGCTCCTTCAAATGAAAGCTGGAGCT